TATAATTGCGTTTCGGTATTTTTTTATTATTCTCAACGATCTTCTCGTCTATTGCGTCTGAGATTTGATTCTCTAAATCTTTAGAACGGGATGATGGTGCTATTTGTCGGCCAATTTCCTGTGATTCTAAAGTAGTTCTCTTCAAGTCTATCAATGGAAATTTCCTCCTCGATTGGTGTTGTTTGCTGTATTGCATAAATTAATACTTCTATTTGCTCTTGAGACATTTCACATAATTTAGTTTCCCAACCAAATTTATTACACACATGTCCTATTTCTTTAAATGGACTTATTTTATCAGTCATGTATCCCCCTTAATGTAATTTTCGTTTGTTGTTAGTAAGCATTTCCTTTTTGGAAAATAATCTAAATTTTTTAATATACTCAATTGGAGTGTATAATTTTATCATATGACGTAAATCTCTTTCTGTATACTTCTCGTCAAGTCCTTTGTCTTTAAAAGAAAACATCTCCCAATTGTAAGGTTTGTCATCTTTTCTAGCTGAATAAAAACAAGAGCCAAACAGAACATTATTTTTAGATTTTAATATATAATCGTTAGTTATTTCTCCAGCACGATCAGCTACTTCCTGGTCGTCGTAACTATTCCTAACAAAACAAATCATTTTAAATTCATTCGTAAATATTTCTCCTTCAGTGTTTTCACTAATTAAAAAAACATTCATCTTAAACCTTGGCATCTTTCTCTTCCTTTATCATAAATTCTCCACCTAGAGCTGAATAGCCAATTTTATCCTCCCAACTGTCCTGATGGTGCATCGACTCTAGCAACCTAGATGTCTTTAACCAATCCATCATTAGAACCACATGGCCCTCATTAATGTCTCCATCAATAGAGTTTATGATGACGTTCCAACCATCTGCAATTCTCTTGTGATTTAACTTTGCATCACCGTAAACATCAGCTCGATCAACATTAATCTTTGCTTTAGCCGCATCTAAAAGATTATTTCTTATCATAACCCATTTCCTTAACCATTTTATCTATTCCATCTTTATTCCAAAGATAATTCAACCAACAGGCGGCTTTATACTTTGTCCAGGAGAAATCCATAAAGTTGATTTCAACATTATTTTTCTTTAAAAGTTCCATTTGTTTTGGTGTAGCTCTATCGTTTAACCACCTCTTGCTTTTGTTAGCTGCTTTACTGCTCTCAATCTCTCTCAGGAAGTCGTCTGCGGCAGAAGTAGCCTGTACTTTGCTACCAATCGCAACAGCCTTTAAGCGTCCATTCTGAGACTTCACAAGACCTATTGAGTTCTCACCTATTGTAGCCACTATTCCGAATCCGTCAAATCCAGTTGCCATCATGCAATTGCCGTTACCAAAGATGTCTATCCATCTAAATGGTGACAGTTGCATCAGATCAAATTCAGTTAACTCAAAGTCATGTAGCTCAGACTTATCTTGCCCCTCGAACAGATGACCACAGTTAGGACAGACGCGAGAGTTTTGAGGAACAATCCAACCACAATTAGAACATTCTTTAGTTGGAGCTACACCTTTATCACCATCGTTTTCGTTTCCTGCTAAGTTTACACCCTCATCTAAAGCACCGTGAGTAATGATGCTTGTTCCAAAGTCTAAGACCAAACAGTCTTTTTTAATTGTATTAGGATAAAGCTCTGGATCAATAATCCTTAGACCTCGACCAATCATCTGAACCATTGTAGATTTGTAAGAACATGGCCTTGTCAGCACAATGCACGACACTGGTGGAGCATCAAAACCTTCAGTTAAAACTGCTACGTTTACTACCACTTGAACATCGCCATGNTCTAAATCGTGCAAAATCTGTGATCTATCTTTTTTAGGTGTTTCGCTNGTTACAACTTCNGCATTTATACCTTCAGCTAAAAACTCATCAAGCAGCGCATTGGCGTGATTGATAGTAGAACAGAATACAACAGTCTTTCTATCCCCTGCTCNATCAAGCCATTCNTGAACCACTCNCTGATTAATAATAGTTCTATTCATTATGGCTTCGACTTGTTCCATATCGAACTCGTTTGCCAGTTTACGAACTTCACTTAGTTTATCTTTAACTCCAACATCAATTACAAACGCCCTTGGCGGAACTAAAAAACCTTCTCTAATGAGGGTGGTTAGCTCAATCTGATGTGAGCAATTATCGAATATACCTTTTAATGCTTTTCCATCGCCTCTGTTAGGCGTGGCAGTAAATCCTACAATCTCTGAATATTCATTATCATCTCTAACGGCATTGATTACTTTTTTATAAGTATCAGCGGCAACGTGATGACTTTCATCTACCACTACCATGTCAAACTTAGGTCTTTTCGCCAGATTGTTATCCCTTGATAACGTCTGAATCATTGAGAAAACTGCATCACCATCCCAGTTTTTAACTGTACCATTGACAATACTGGTTTTCATAGATGGATTTATTTTACTAAACTTCATCATGTTTTGTTCTACAAGCTCGTTACGATGCTGTAGAACTAGGACACGATTACCTTTTTTATATCTCTTACCAATTAAAGCAGAAAGCATAATCGTTTTTCCTGCACCTGTAGGCGCGACAACGATTGTATTCTTTCTATCATCTAAAGCTTTGGATGCGTCTGATACCGCTACATCTTGATATGGTCTTAGTATCATAATTAACCTCTAGTTGGAATGGAGAGAATGGTGAGGGGTTTGTGGCACTCTGCCCCTCGTCAGAGTGTGAATCGGCGTGGTCATAAACACCTTAGCCACTCACATTTAGCCTTTTATCTAGCCCAATCAGGAACAGGACCACTTGCTGTGGACTGAGGTTGAGGAGCTTGGCTACTAATAGGAGCCGCACCACCAGAGATAAAATCTTTTGAGTTCGGAGTAAGAACCACTAACATTTTATTTTGATCTGCGTACCCATTTGTGCCTTTTTCNACCTTAATTTTAACACAGATTTCCATGCCATTCAACTGGTCAATACCTGAGATTTGCCGTTTAGATTGTGCCGCTTCNGACATATCNGTAGGATCAAGATTATTATGACTTTCGATAATAGATCTAAGAGTTCTTAGACCAATCTCTTTAGCCACTGGGATACCGCTTTGGCCCATTTTAGAACCATCTACAAAGATATTGTCCCAAACTTTTCTACGATCATATGGTCCACCGAAGACAGTTAGTTCTAACTGAGTCCACTTTGCTCCAGTATTCGACGATTGTTTAAACCAGTTACCTCTACCAAACTCAGGAACTTCCATGTCTCCAGGTTTTAATGAGAGAATTGCACGAACTACAGTTCCGTGTGGAATAAGTTCAAACTCTTTTGTTGATTCATCAACAGGTGTATTATTTAAATTAAGCATCTTTAATTTTCCCTTCATTTGAATTTTGATTTTTAGGGTCAACAAATACCAAAGGTCTTTCAGACTGTGGTTTTCCGCTACCCATTTTTGCAATTAATTTACCTAAGTGAGGCTCTTCGAGAGTTTCGAGCCTNCCAGACCTATCCTTNGCAGGATAGCCCCATTCATTTAATGGATCGCACACAAACGCACGATACTGTCCATTTTCTCCAGTTAGGATTGCCATCGTAATTATCTCATCAACAATACCTGGCATTTCCCTTCCTGTTTTCGCACCCTCGATCTGAAGGTTATACTGCTTTCTGTTATAGTCATCTGTATACTCATCTAAGATACCCACGAAGATAACATTCTTCTCACGAATATGCTGTAGATGTGTAAGCCACGACATCATTTCACGACCATGTAAACCGTAGGCGGCTCTGGTATCTAACTTACCACTCTTGTCAGAATGACATTCTGGTTGCTGTAAACACCATTGAAAGCACAAACGCCCTGCGACTGTAATACTATCAACAAACAAAGTATCATACTTTGTCATCATAGCCTCACGATCACCATACTGAGCTGATACATATTCAAAATGCTTTTGACTATATGCAGACTCATCTGCCAAGGATGGATTTCCACCACCCAAGAAACACGCTAGATCACGACACTCAGGCCAAGTTCTTGGACGAATAACATCGATAGGCAAGCCCTCGATAGCGGCATCTCCAGCCTCTAAATCCATGAACAAAGTTTTATCTGAGTCCAGTGTTCGAGCAAGTGTAGTTTTACCTACACCGCTCTGACCACATACTACAATCTTGTGACCACGCTTTTCTTTCATGCGCTCGTCAGCAGAAATAATTTGTAATTTCATTTAAGATTCCTCTCTATCAATTTTAAACTTACCCATTTCAGTAACTCTACAGGGTTCAAGAAGATCCCTGATTTCTTTGTGAGCCGCATTATAAACTCGCTCATCTACAGAAAATGTTACTTTTGCAAAGTGGTTAGCATCATCAGGATTCATTCCCTCAAACACTTCCTTTAACATGTCATTGTCCCATTTTACTTTTTTAGGAATGTTAATTTTAAACCTACTGTTGCCTTCTGCAATAGTAGCTGTGCCAAAGTCTTTACCCAGCGATCTCAAAGTATCACGAGACTTTTGTAAGAATAAATCTTCTAGCTTTTCATCAATTTCTTTTAGTTCTGCGCTTAGATCTTTTACGATATAACGTAATTCTTCGCGTCTTTCGAATAGCTCAACACCATCCATTTTATGACCTCCTTGATATTTGTTTCGTTCACGGGAACATTAATCCCATAACGTAGCATATGTGTCAAGAGGTTTTTTTACTTAAATATATCTCAATACCTAAACAAGCTTTCATCAGCTTCTTTTTTAATTTGAACTCAGGTGTCTCAACGCCTTTAGCGTCTTCCACAATTTCTGTCCAAATTCCGTTCATATCTTGCTTTTTGTACCTGAAATCCGCAATATAAGTACAAATCTTTTGTCCGTTTACTTCTAATGCAAAACGTACCTGTAATTCTAAATCTTTTACTGTTCCAGCTCTCTCTAAAGCCTTTATATATAGGTAACGCTCAGACTCCCATTTAGAATCAAACTTTATACCGTTTATGGTTACCTTTTTATTATTGTATTTAGACCTTGACCCAAATCTTCTGGGATTATATGGTGCTTTTACTAACATTTTTTTAAAGGAATCCTTATATGCCAAATCCACTTAAATATAAATCGGTGAGCCTTACTCTAAGTGCTTACGACAAACTTGTCCATGTTGCTGATGTAGAGGACAGATCAATAGGAAGACAACTTTCCAGGCTTGTAGACCAAGCTTATGAAAACGTCAGGCCAATGCAACCATTTCCAGAAACTAAAAATAGATATGGAATCGAGTCAGTACTCGAAGACTAAGGACGGTTTAATAAACTCGCGCTGCCAAGGCCGCCAAGTAATGTAGATGCTATTGTTGGGTCTTCTGCTGCTCTTTGGCGGATGCTTTTTCTTACAGCCTCTTGCCGTATTCGTTCTATGGGACTTAAAGGTTTTGTAGTACTAGTGGCTTGAGGCGATCTGGAGAAAGCATCGTCGTTAAGAAAACCAAATTCAGGAGGCTTTACAACTGGTACTGGAGTACTTTGATCTGAAGCTCCACCATAAGCAGCACGAGGTATTCCTTGACGCGTAAGTTGTGAGGCTCCTTTAGTACCAAGAGTTGAAACTTTACCCACTTGTTTTACAATTTTTTGTAATCCAGATAAATCTCCTGTGCTTTCTTTTGCTATTTGTGTTATTGCTTCAGAAGTATTCATACCAGATTTTTTAAATTTTAAATATTGTTCTAACCTAGCTGGATCGTTAAATATTTTTCCAAAAAAACCAAATTTTGTTAATTTTGTAGCGTTTTTAAAAGGCGAACTTAAAAAACCTACTGATATTGCCGATGTTGATATTGCGCCTTCTTTCCCAAAATCTCCAAGACTCTCTAAATCTTTACCAAAATTTCTTAAATGTTTTAAATGTTTTTTACTATATATTTTCTCTAAAACTCCTGGTTTATAACTATTTAAAGCTTTTGTTATAGCAGAAGATCCTGCTTTGGTCGAAAAAATATCTGCATTAATATTTGTAAGAATATCTTCAGTAACTAATCCTTTTATTTGATCTAAAGCAACTGGGTCATTTTTAAATAAATTTAGCGTTCTTAACACGTCAGTTTCTGTCATTTTAGGATTTATTATTGCCCTTACAGCTTCTGCTGGAGTAAAATTTCCCTCATTAAGTTTTTTAATTGCAGTATTTTTAAGAGTTTCTTCAAGATTATTTTGAGCAAGACTTAATCTTTGAAGAGAAGAAACTAAATTGTCTCCAGGTTGTTGAGAAATAATACTTTTTAACGTAGCATCGTCTAATGTATTGTCTAACTTAGTGTACCTTAAACCTCGTGATAATTTTTGAACCTCATCCCAGTTATTTTTAAATAAAACTTTTCCTGTTCCCTTTAAAGCTTTTATTTGTTCATAAAAAGCTTTTCCATTAAATTGTGTTGGATCGTTTAAATCCCTACCTGATTTAGTCATAGCATCATCTAAATATTGACGAGCTAAACCAGCTCTTACTTCTTCTGGGTTATCTACAGCTCTTAAAAGATAATTTAATCTTTCGGGTGAATCATTTTGAACTATTTTTCTTGCAAGGCCATCGCTAAATAATCCTGGTTCTCTTTGAGCTTTTCTAAAATTATCAATTATTCGTAAATCTGAAACTCTTTCAAACCTTTCTATTCCACTTCTGTAGTTATCCATTGCATCATTTCTTTTTTTTGCGGCTTTTGCAAAAGTTTTTGGCCTAGGGATTCCTTTCATAGTGTCTATAGTTAAGCTATCCATTTGATCATCTATTACGGTTCTAAATACATTTAATTGATCCATGACAGTTCTGCTGGGAGTACCATTAAAAAACATATCGTCATTAATTGATTTTCTTAAAATAGATAAATTTTCAAAAGAAGCTCTACCTTCAAAATCATCAAGAGTGTTTTTTATTTTTAATACAGTAGGATCTAATTGATTGGTTGACCCAGCACGTTCAAGAAGATCATCCATTTTAGCATTTAAAGATTTTGTATCAAAAACTTTTAAATAACCTCCAGTTCTTGTTTGTACTTGCCCATTAATTTGAACACTAGGTTCTTCTTTTATTATTTTTGCTAAGAGGTCATCTACAGCTTGAAAGTCAAGTTTTGACACTTCGCTAAAATTAGCAAATGCTTTATTTATAGATTCCAATGTTGAGTTGTTAATTTCAAAACCTTCTTTTGAAGATTTTTGTAAAAAATCAATACTATCATCAATCGCTTTAAAAGCAGATTGTTGAGCTGAATTTTGAGCTGTCTCCGCAGCTTTAATTAGGCCAACTCCTGATGTTTCTAAAGTGTTACCTAAATCATCTACACCAGTTTGACTTCTATTAAGAACTCTTTGAAATTTTTCTTTTTCTGTAAAAGCAAAATTAATAGCTCTTTCCAGTCTAGTTTTGTCTTGAGTTATACCTTCTGATACTTTTTGACCATATGATAATGGTCTTGGAGCGCCAACAGAATCATAACTTGGTTGACCTCCTCTTCTTGTAATTGAAAGCGCTCTATCAAGCGCCTCTTCTTTTAGTTGAGCTGTTGGAGCTTTAGCTAAGTTTTGACCTTTTTTATAAGCTCCTGTTGCTAATCTTTTGCCACCTCTGCCAATTGCAAAAATAGTTCCACCAATTAAATCTAAACCACCAGCAATTGCCGCTTCCATAGCTACATCTTTAGCAACTTCTTTACCAGTTTGTGTTTGAACACCAAGTAGATATTCTATTGCTTCTTCAGCGGCTTGAAATGTAGCCGCACCAGTAGCCGCGCCAGCGGCACTACCAGCTACTATACCAAGAGGACCACCAGGAATACCTAAAACTCCCCCAGCGATTGATCCTCCTATACTACCAACAACCTCTGGAGCAATACCTGCTAAATCAGAAAAATCTCTTAAACTAAAAGCATCGTCTTCAATAACTAAGTTTTTACCTTTGTATTCTATTCCCCTTTCGGCTTGACCTTTTTCCGTAAGAGCTAAATTTCCACCTTCATCACGAATAAAACCGTCCTCACCAACAAGAGATTTTAATATTTCTTCTTTATCTCCTGAAGTTTCTCCGAAAGAAACTAAAGAACGCAATCTTCCGTCAGCTCCAGAAACATAATCAAAATTAGCTGTATCACGGCCTCTTCTTTGATCTACTAATTCTTCTAAACTTTGATCTGAGTCTAAAGTTGAAAAAGACAAAGACCCAAGAAGATCAGCTACTTCTGAATCATCAACGTCTTTCTCTATTGCTTCAAAAGCTGTAAGTTTTTGACGATCACTAAAAAGACCAGATTCTATTCCTTGAAAAAGAGTTAATTTAGTTCTATCTTCCATTTTTTAAAACCTCAACTTTTCATAAAATTTTTCATATAAAGATTAAGTTTTTCTTGCTTCTCTTTACTTAAAGCTTTGTTGCTATATGCTTCATCTCCAATTTTTCTTCCAGTATATTTATTTAATGTACTTAATCCTTGTCTAATGTCATTTTCAGCACCTAAAATAATATCATTAAATAAATCTGTAAATTTTTCAGCTAATAAATCTTCTGAAGACATTATTGTAACATTGCCAACAATATCTTTTACCATTTGTCTATCAGCGTCAGATATTGTTTTACCAGCCTCACCTAATATTCTTGGTGCGTTTTTAGCTTGCAACTGTGTTAATATTTTTTTCATTTTTTGTGTAGCATTTGTACCTTCAACAAAGTTAATACCAAAAGCTTCTGCAACACCATCTAACGAATTTGCAGAATATCTAAACGCATTTGTTCCTTTATTTAAAGCACCTAAGTCAATAAATTTTTGTTTAGCTTTTTCAGTGTCTTGAGCCATTCTAGCCAATAATCTATAATATTCTGATCCATCTCCAGCCATAATAACATTACCATCTGGATTAGTATTTGGATTAGGATCAAATAATCTAATTTGAAATGCTTTATCATCAAGACCAGGAATTAAATTTTGAAACCTTCCAGCAGTTATGTAATTTTCTTTTGCTTCTGGAGTTTTCATTGCCTCTTCTACAATACTTGACCAAGTTGACCCTGGCAAAACATCATACTTAGAAGAGAATTTAGGATTTTCCATTAATTTAGATAGTTCATATTTATTTAAAGACTCCAATGAACCTTTATCTAAATTAGCAATTTGACCGCTAATCCCCTCGCCTTTTGGTATAATGTAATAATTACCACGAGCCATCATTTTTTCTTTAGCAGCAGCTCGTTTTGTTTCATCTGAAGAACGCATTTCTAAAGCGTATTTACCAGCTTGTGCAGCCCCAACTTTTGCTTCTTTTTTAGCGGCTTCTAGTTTTGGTAGAGCTACTTCACCTGCTTTACCAACTTCACCAAGAATTTTACCAACATTAAAACCTTTTCCAGCTTTATTTTGCATTAAAGCTAAACCCATAGCCATTAAAGCCGAACTTTTGTCTACTTTTCCAGTTACATCAATTCCAGTAGCTTCTGAAAATTCTTTTTTATAATCATCAAGGGTTCTCTTCGCTGGAGAATCAGGGCCAGCTCCACGCGCCCCTGTAATAAAATCCTGCATAGCAGAAGAAAACAAATCTTCTGTTGGGTCAGTAGGCGTATCTATCTCAATTATATCAGTTTTTCCAGAAAAAGATTTTAAATTACTTTCTTCGTCTTTTAACTGTTGATCCATTAACTTTTGATCTTTAGCTGCTTTAGATGCTATTTCCCTGTCTTTTATTGCTTGATATTCTTCAGTTTGTGGACCGTCAGTTGCTAATAATGAGCTACTGAAAATTTCTGAGTCGTTAACATCAAATTCAGGCGTAGGATATTTTGGAGTATTAAAATCACTTAATTGATCTGAAATTTTTGCAGCCCCCGCAGAACCTTCAGGATTTCCCAATACGTCAGACATAATTCCTACACCATCAGCAATTTTTTCTCCAAAGTACGCTCCTACTCTAGGTATTATATTAACTGGACTTACTGATTTAGGCAAAAATTGAAAAGGGTATTTTAGGGCATCTCTAAATTCTTGATACCCTTCCGACCTTTTTTTTGCTTCTTTAAGTCTGTTTTCGTCGCTAGTCAACAATCCTAGAGGTTCAGCCATTTTCCTGTCCTTATGCTTGGTTAATGCCTTGAATGGCTGTGTATGCTCCTATCCCACTTAAAAATGGATTAGCGTTAGGTTGTGGTCTATAGGTGTTGTACAGACCCGCTGAAGGCGTTCCTTTTAATGCGTCATAACCATAAGCAATAGGTCTATTAGCCTCCTCAAGTGGCCTTTGAAACTCTTTACGGGCTATCTCTATTCCTTCGGCATC